GGTTATAAATGAAGACGTATAAAGATGGCGCGGAAGAAATCAAACAGAAACTGGATGAAGTAAGTCCCACTTTCTGTTTGGCGAAATGGAATATGGTGAGTATGCATCTTACTAATGGTAAGACGCATAGTTGCTACCATCCGCCAACACATGACATTCCTCTAGAGGGATTATCTGAGAATCCAGGATTACTTCACAATACTCCGCAGAAAATCGAAGAACGTGCTATGATGCGCAGAGGCGAGCGACCAAAAGGTTGTTCGTACTGTTGGCGTATTGAAGATGCAGGTCATACTAGCGATCGACACTATCGTAGCAGCGAATGGTGGAACTCTCCAGACTTCGAGAAAATTGCCTTTAATACAGAAATGGATACTACAATCACTCCTGCATATGTTGAGGTAAATTTCAATCAGGCATGTAACTTCAAATGTATCTACTGCAGTCCGCACTTGAGCACAACGTGGCAAGAAGAAGCGGAAAAATATGGTGCATATATTCTAAAAGATGCAGCACATAATCATCTCGGCGCATTGACTGAGTATGGATTGATGCCAAAGAAAGTATCACAGAAAGAAAATCCTTACCTCGAGGCATTCTGGAAATGGTGGCCAGTTCTTTATAAAGAACTGAAGGTTTTTCGCATGACTGGTGGAGAACCTCTTATGGACAATAATACATTTAAAGTTCTAGATTATGTTTATGCAAATCCTAATGCAGATTTACTATTGAGTGTGACTAGTAATCTTTGTCCACCAAAGCAAGAATTGTTTGAAAAGTTTGTTTCTTGTGTAAAAAAACTAGAAGAAATCCAGATCTGGAAAGATCCGAATAAGTTTAATATTAACAGTGGTAACAATTCTTATGTTAGTCCTGCAATTAAACACTTCTCTCTATTTGTAAGTTGCGATAGCGTAGGAGAACAGGCAGAATATATTAGAACAGGAATGGATTTTAAACTTCTTGATAAAAATATCCGTACATTTCTTCGAGAAACCCATGGAACAAATATTACTGTTATTAATACATTTAATATTTTAAGTGTCTCCAAGTTAAAAGAATTTTTACAGTGGATTTTTGATCTACGAGAAGAATTCAGTTATGACAATCAGCAAGAATTGGTAGTTGATGTTCCAGGGCATCCACCGTTTATTCATCAACGCAAAGAACGAATTACGTTTGATATTCCGATCCTCCATACGCCATCTTGGTTGAGTATTAAAAATGCTGATTCCGATATGATTGCAATTATGGAGGAATGCGTTGAATTTATGCGTAATAATGTGCCAGAGAATTTTTCGCAAAGTTTTCGTGGATTCAGACCGCATGAAGTTGACAAGGTTCAGCGCGATCTAGATATTATGAGGCAAGGCAAAGACGAAAGTGAATTGATTATAGATATGATTAGATTCGCACAATATGTTGACGAACTTGATCGTCGGAGGGGCACAAATTTCGTGGATACATTCCCTGAAATGAAGTCATTTTATGAGAGATGTAAATGTTTGAGTTAGATAAAATCCGTCATATTCATTTTGAATTGACTAATAAATGCAATGCTGCTTGTCCATGTTGCGCAAGGCAACATTTCGGTAAGCAAAATCCATGGTTGGTTCCTCGTGAATTATATCTGGACGATATTAAACGTATTATGCATGATAGTCGTTTGTTGGAGCAAAGCAATATTTTGTATTGCGGAAATTATGGCGATCCTTGTATCTCGCGGGATATTATCGAAATTGTTAAATGGTTTAAAGAACAAAAATTTATTCCAGGTGTGACGAGGCAGCAAGTAATCAATACAAATGGAGGAATGAAAACTCCAAAGTTTTGGGCAGAACTTGGTGAACAGTTACATAAGAAAGATGAGTGCGGCCGTGTAACATTTAGTATTGACGGATTAGAAGATACAAATCACTTTTATCGTCGTCAAGTAAAATGGGATAAACTCTGGGCAAACTTAAATGCATTTCTTGATGCAGGTGGTAGTGCTTGGTGGGAATTTTTAGTATTCGGGCACAATAAACATCAGGTAGAAGAAGCAAGAGAAATTGCGACTTCTTTAGGAATGACATTTGTTGCAAAAAGACCATTTGGGTTTGATTCGAGTGGAGGGCAATTAGGATCAAAACCAACAATTCCTGTATATGATATTCATGGTAGATATGAATTTAGTTTGACATCAGAAGAATCTGAAACTCCTGGTCCAATTGTAGAAGAGCAGTTAAAAGGAAAAACATTCAGACAATATAAATTGGGCGAAATTTCCCATGAATGGAAACCTCTTCCGGCAGAAAAAACATTTATGGAAAAAAGTTGCATTAAATGTAAAGCACTTGGTGACTCGGAGTGGTTTAGATCAGATAATTTTTATGTTACTTCATCAGGTCATGTTCTTCCATGTTGTTTTATGCACGGACCATTAGAAACTAATCCATATAATTATGCGTCATACCAATTAAAAAATGCTGTTAACATGGATGAATTTGATTTATCTAACAAATCACTAGATGAAATTGTTATCAGCGATGAGATGAATAAGACATTTTTTCAAAATATGCATAAACAATCTATTGACGAGGGATCTTTGTTGTTCTGCGGTGATCATTGTGGAGAATCTGCGCCAATGGATTTACTATATAAGAAAGAAGTATGATGAGCAGGGAATTAGATTATATTAGAGTTGTCAGAGATGACTTGAACGCAGTAGGTCACGGTTTCTGTTTACAGAAATGGCGTCATGAAACACTATACCTGCACATGGGAGACAATCATAGTTGTTATCACCCAAGACCTCAAAAAATTGGATTGGACGAGATTAAAACTAATCCATCTGCATTGCACAATACTAAATGGAAAAAACATCAGAGAAAAACAATGCTCGAGGGCGGAAGACCCGATGAGTGTTATTACTGCTGGAATGTAGAAGACCTTCCTGGAGAACATTTCAGCGATCGTATGTTTCACAATTCCAGTCATTGGCTTAGAAATCCCAAAAAAGAAATTGAAACCATTAAAAATCTTGCATGGGATGCAGATGTAAATCCATATTTTCTTGAAGTAAGTTTTGGCGCAGGTTGCAACTTCAAATGTGGATACTGTTGTCCACAGGCATCATCTTTATGGGAAGATGAAATCAAACAGCACGGTAACTATGATATTAGTTACAATCAATACGGCATCGATTATCTACAAAATACTAAAGTTTATCGAGATGATGAACCGAATCCGTATATTGATGCGTTTTGGGAATGGTGGCCAGAATTAAAGAAGGAACTACGAGTACTCCGTCTGACAGGAGGAGAGGCACTGATCAATTCAAATACAATGAAATTATTTAAGTTGATTGAAGAAGGCGACGACACTTCGCACTTAGAATTGAATTTAAATTCAAATCTAGGAGTTTCTAATGCTCGTGTTATTCGTTTTGCTAATTCTGTAAAGAGTATGTTAGAAAATAAAAAGATTCAAGCATTTAAATTATATACCAGTCTAGAGGCATGGGGTGCTCGGGCAGAATATATGCGCAGAGGGTTGAAGCAGGATTTATGGTTGCAGAATGTGGAGACATATTTAGAAACTGTTCCTGATGTTCAAATTTCTGTTATGTGCACATATAATATTCTTTGCGTCGCTTCTTTCCGACCATTCCTCGAAAAGATTTTAGAATTACGGGATAAGTGGGGTAAAGATAGAATTGGGTTTGATACGCCATATCTTAAAGAACCACCACATTGGATGATTAATCTTCTTCCCCCTGAGTGGGTTTCCTATTTTGATTCTGATATGGAATTTATTCGTGATAATATTACTCCATATGGTTCTCGGGGAGGATTCAACGAACACGAATGGGAAAAGATGAAACGTGTTCGTAACTACTTTGTAGAAGGCGGTCCAATGATCACAGAAGATTTGATTCTACGTGGAAGAAAAGACTTTTATAAGTTCTTTTCTGAATATGATAGGCGTTCTCCTGGTCTTAATCTTTTGGAAACCTTTCCGGAATACAAAGATTTTTACTATATGTGCAAGGAACTAAACGATGCAGGTTGAACCATTATATAATTCATGGCGCGATATTACTGCCATGCACATAGAACTCACAAACAGATGCAATGCTGCATGTTCTATGTGCCCGAGATATATTGACAATGGAGCAAAAATAAATCCCAATCTTACTTTGACTGAGGTAACATTAGAACATTTTAAAGAATGGTTCCCTCCTGATTTTGTAAAGCAATTGCGAAGAGTTTATGCTTGTGGTAATTTCGGGGATCCTATTGCTGCTAAAGATACGCTTGAAATATTTAAATACATGCGAGAATGTAATGATCGACTTGCATTAGTCTTGCACACCAATGGCAGTGCAAGATCTGCGAGTTGGTGGCAGGAATTAGGGTCTATCATGCAGGGTAAAAATCATGCAGATGATAGTGTTGTATTTTCTGTTGATGGTCTGTGGGATACAAATCATCTTTACAGAAGAAACACCAACTTTGATAAAATTTATGAGAATATGAAGGCATATACTGGTGCTGGTGGTAGAGCAAAATGGGATTTTATTGCCTTTGACTACAACGAACACCAAGTAGATGAGGCTCGTCAACTTGCCCAAGATATGGGATTTGCTTATTTTAATGTAAAACGCACTACAAGATGGGAAGGATCTGATAGTGATGGCAGGGGATATTATAAGGTAAAAAATCCAGATGGATCTTCATATTTTATTCGCCAACCATTAAATCCAGATTTACAGCATGATAACGAAACAGCGTTTAAAAAGATACTCCCTCCGCAATGGATTTCAAACGAAGAGTTTTCTCGATTGATGCCAGAAGGCACTGAGGAATACTATTCAATGTATGATAGTATTACCAGAGAAAATATGAAGATCAAGCATAATAGTATGGGCATTACATGCCGAGCAAAACTTGGACCATATCAATCGAATAATGAAATTTTCTTGTCAGCAACAGGCCATGTATTTCCGTGTTGTTTTCTTGGCGGTGAACCGTGGAGATACGGAACAGACACCTGGAATCCAAATGATACGTCATTGAAAATGATTGAGTTGAATGGCGGTATGGATTCAATAGACTTACACCATAATACACTAGAAGAAATTGTCAACAGTCCATATATTCAGCGGTATCTTCCTCTAAGTTTTGAGCGTGGTAGTAATATGAGAAGTTACCAATGCAGTTCTTGCTGCGGGAGCGAATATAATAAACTTGATCAAGGAGAACTTGGTATGAATAACCGTTCTGCTGCTAAAGCATCTGCGCAAAATGTCTGATACCATCTGCGTATATCCTTGGATGTTACTTAGCGTTGGCGCTAGTGGGACATTACGACCATGTTGTAATGCCACAAATGAGATAATTTGGGAAGATGAACACGAACCGAGTCGTATTACTGACGATAAACCATCTGAGGATATTTTAAACACTAAAACGCATCGCGAATTGCGCGAACAGATGCTTGCTGGTATTAAACCTTCTGCATGCAAGAGATGTTGGACAATGGAAGCGGAAGGCGCAGAGAGTTTTCGTAATGCGGCAAATTCTAGATGGCAAGGTGAATACACTAGAATAATTCAGAAAAAATCCACCTTACCCTCGGGAGTCAGAAGAATTGAACTTGACCTTGGAACAAAATGTAATCTAAAGTGCAGAATGTGTGGTCCATATAGCAGTTCTCTCATTCAGAAAGAAATGCTGTCTAATGACTCCCCAGAAGTATTAGAGTATTATGGTTTCTCGGACACAAACTTCCCATCTGATTGGGTAGAAGTTAAAGACATACGAGAACTTCTTTCTGTGCATGCACATACGATAGAAGAAATGTATTTAATTGGCGGAGAACCTCTGATTATTCCTGCCCACACAGAATTGTTAGAGTGGTTAGTCGAATCTGGGCACTCAAAGCACATAAAAATCGTTTATAATACGAACGGTATTACTATTGGTAACAAATTTATTGAGTTATGGAAACAGTTTAGGCATGTTCATTTATCAGTAAGTATTGATGGTATCTATGAACAATATGAGTATATTAGATTTCCTGCCAAATGGGATACTATAGAAAATAATCTTAATAAAATTATTTCTATTCAAAATGTATCTGTTGGAATTAGTACTACAATTCAAAATTTAACATTATCAACAATGGCAAATTTTGTTCAATGGGCTGAAAATTTAAAAATTGATGTTAATTTTATTCCCGTTCATCATCCATCGTTTCTTTCTCCGCATATAATGCCCAAAGTATGGTATTTGAAATTTATTGAAGAAATCGAGAAGATAGAAGTTACACAAACAAATTTAAAATATTCTGTTCTGTCAATGCTTTCGCAATTAAAATCTAACGTAGAAAATTGTGATACTACAATAGATAAGCAAAAACTATTCATCAAAAGAATGGAAACACTAGACAAAATCCGTAAACAAAATTTGTTTGATGTTCATCCGTGGGCAAAAGACATTGTCTAATCTGACATGTAAAGTTGCAAAGTATGGGATAGAATTAGATGCACAGGGAAATATTAATCCCTGCTGTTATGCAAAACCTCTTGTTTCATTAAATGATATGACTTTAGATCAAGCATGGAATTCTAAAGAAAGATTGCAACTTCTATCAAATTTAGAAAATGGAATCCAAGATCCGCATTGTTTGAGTTGTTGGGACGAAGAGAAGGCAGGCAGACAAAGTAAGAGAATGCGAGAAAATGAAAGACTCGTAAATTATACTGGCGATGCAGAAAGTCCGTATTTGGTTGATATTAAACCATGGAATACTTGTAATCTTAGATGTAGAATTTGCGGACCTGATAATAGTAGTTCTTGGGTTAATGAATTTTCTATTGTAGAAAATAAGAAATACGATGGTTTTGATCAAAAATATTATTTAGCAGAAAATAGCAATTTCTGGGATACGATGGAAAACTGGTTAGTACATGCAGAATATATTGACTTCTATGGAGGAGAACCACTTCTAATTAAAAAACCATGGAAGTTGTTGGAGAAAAATGCAGTAAGCGGTCGTAGTAAAGAACAAGAATTACAATTTAATACCAATACCACAATACCACTTTCAGAAACTCAGTTACAAACTTTACTGCAGTTTAAGAAGATCAATATTGCATTAAGTATAGATGGTATAGAAGAACAGTTTGAATACTTAAGATATCCTGGAAAATGGGATACAACTCTGAAAAATATTGATGATTATATCGAATATGGAATTAAATACGAAAATATAAATGTCAGTTTTTGTTGCACTGTGAGTATTCACAATCTTTGGTATGTGGTAGAATTTGATCAATATATCAAAGGTCGGTATGGTAATGATACTAAAATCTGGTATAATATATTGTTTGGACCTGATTGTATGCGAATAACAAATATTCCAGAGAATGTCAAACTGCTAGTAAAGAATAAAATAAATTCGTCATCATCAGATTTTCTTGTGAATAGTATAATTGACTTTATGGAAATGGAACCGTATAAACAAGGAAGTCTTGAGATATTTAAACAAACAACATTAAAATATGATGATCATAGAAACCAAAATTTCACACAGACATTTCCTGAATGGTCATCTATTTTGGGGATTTAATAAATAGATACATGGCAGAGATACTGAAATTTCCAGATCGGTTTTTTCCACATAGACGGTATCGTATATCTCTTTATACGGACTTTGACGTAGAACTTGTGCTTACTGCATTGAATACTTATCCGGAATGCGATAAGAGATATACTCCAGAAATGTTGAATACATTAGATCCAATTTTTGTCAGAAAAGCACTTGACTTTTGTATGGATAACAGTATAATAAGTGATGTCGCCAAGGTTGCGATACAACATATAATTGATAATATGGAAGAGATTCCTTTTGACGAGTAATATATTATGAATATTTTTTATCTTGACAGTAATGTTACCAAATGCGCAGAATACCATAACGACAAACATGTCGTTAAAATGATCCTCGAGTATGCTCAGTTACTTTCGACTGCGCATCGTGTATTAGACGGTAAGGAATATGTCGATGCCTCCTCTGGAAGAAAAATCAAGCGGTGGCGACTTGAGGATACGGCATTTGAGGCAGAACTATACAAAGCAACGCACATCAATCATCCGAGTGCTGTTTGGGTTCGCCAGTCTAACAATAATTATAACTGGCTTGTATGTCTATTCCAATCCCTCTTGTTGGAATATACTCATCGATATGGTAAACACCATGCATGCGAGCGACTAGTTTACTGGTTGCGCAAACCACCTGCTAATATTCCAGTAGGGTATCTGACGCAACCAACTCCTGCTATGCCAGATGAATACAAAGTTCCCGATTCGGTTCAGTCCTACCGCAACTATTATATCGGTGCTAAAAAAAGTATGGCAAACTGGAAAAAACGTCCCGTTCCAGACTGGTGGGAGGTCGCAACTTAATAAATACTTACATGAGAGAAAAAAGAACAATTCCTCCGATTCCAATTTCAGATACCGATGTCCTCGGTAATTAAAGGCGACCCCACCTTGCGTGGCGTCGCCTTTTTCGTATCAACTCTAGATAAAAAAGGACTGTTATGTCGAGAAGAAAACAAAATAATTTACAAATTGTCTCGAACTCTGAACAAAAGGTAACAATCGAAAAAAGCAAACTATGTAAAGTTAAGTACGACGATCTAACAACTATCCAACCAAAAACACAAAATCAAAGAGTATTTTTCGACCTTTATGATCAACAGTCCACTGCGATGCTTCTACATGGTGTAGCAGGCACAGGTAAAACTTTTATTTCAATGTATAAAGCACTAGAAGAAGTTCTAGATCCCGAAACAGATTTCGAGCGTTTGGTTGTGGTTCGCTCGGCAGTACCATCACGAGATATCGGACACCTTCCAGGAGATGAGAAAGAAAAGACAGAAGTTTACACTTTACCATATGTTGAGATTTGTGAAGATCTATTCAATCACATCCAACCTTTCGTGCGTCTACAGGAACAAAAATCTATTCATTTCTTGATCACGTCATTTGTTCGTGGTATAACTCTAGATAATTCTATTATCATTGTTGATGAATGTCAGAATATGACTGACATGGAACTAAACTCTATCATGACGAGAATCGGTAAAAACTCTAAGATTATTTTCTGCGGTGACTTCCGTCAAACTGACCTATATAAAAAGAACGATATGTCTGGTCTGCAAAAATTCATTGCGATCGCTGACATGATGCCATCTTTTAAGACGGTGGAGTTTTCTGTTAATGACATCGTTCGTTCAAAACTCGTGAAAGAATATATAATCGCGAGAATGGAATACGAATCACGTTATACAACATAAGGAAAAACAAATGACTATCGAAGAACAATATCAAGCAACACTGTCCGGATTTACTGGCGTACCGCTGATGCCAAAAACTGTAGCAGAAAACAGATTAGTAGCATTACAGGAACAACTGGATTCCGAAGAGTCTGCTGAAGTGCAGGCAATTCTTACCCGCGAAATCCAAGAAACCCAGACTGCTTTATCCACTGGTGCGGTAACAGAGAACGAACAAGAAATCCAGGCGTATCTTGATTACCAAGCAGGATTACATCAATTTATTTTAGCATCTCAATAAAAAAGAGCTTGACTTTTTTGTAATTTTATAGTATATTGGAATATGATGTTTAAAACGATATATGAATATGAAGATTTCGCTCAATCGACCACGAACGAAGATGGTAGCAGAGTTTACGTAAATGCCTCTGGTGGTGCGTATCCTTCTGCTACCACTGTTCTGTCAGTTCTTTCTAAAGAAGGAATTGCTGCTTGGCGAAAGCGTGTTGGTGACGAGGAAGCAGATAAGATTTCCAAGCAAGCATCGACTCGTGGAACCAAACTTCACAACGTAACTGAAGCGTTCCTGAAGAACGAAGAACTCGATTTTCAGGCACAGAAGTTTAGTCTTCTGGATCTCGAACTTTTCAATAAGTTTATGCCGATCTTGATGCCGATCGATAATATTCACTGCCAAGAACTTGCACTCTACAGTGACCATCTGCGAATGGCAGGTCGCGTAGACTGTATCGCTGAATATAACGGCGCTCTTGCAGTAATCGACTTCAAGACTTCTGGGAAACCAAAGAAAAAAGAACATATCAAATCTTACTTCATGCAGGCAACCGCATATGCGATTATGTATGAAGAACGAACTGGTATTCCTGTTCCCAATATTGTGATTCTAGTTGCAGTAGAGGGAGATGAACCTCAGGTGTTCGTCGAGAAGCGAGATAACTGGGCAAAAGAATTGCTGAGAACTCGTGATTATTTTGAAAATGGATATTATTTGACTTGACTTCTAAAGAAATCTATAGTATAAATAATATATCAGTTGTTGATACAAACTGAATGCTTCGTAGGACAGGGGTGCAACTCCCCTCGCCTCCACCATAGATAAAGCAACAGGGACTATACAGCGTACGTAATATAGGAACTGGCTGACCGCATGGCTTGCCCCAAGGGAGATAATGTTTGGGGGCGTTGTAACTGGATAGGAGTCATGACCTTGGACGTTACTTCAAGTTGGTGCTTTATCTATGATGGGGGCGTACTTAGGATTCGACTGCGAGTTGAAGGCGAGAGTAGACTGATTGCTTGGGTAAAGTGCCCACAAAACGTAAATGCAGCAAACGATAATGTTGCCTTTGAGATGCGCCTAGCAGCGTGATCTCCTTGGGTTTTGGCGGTTTTCCTAGAAACAGAATAAACCGTCGACCGTTCTATTACAGCGGTAGAAGGAGTCCTCAAAAAGACTCAAACCCCTAAATATTAATGCCCCTTGAAAAAGGTGCCCAGTGTAGGGAGTCACTGGTTAATCCTCTCTCCAGTTCAACAATCCAAGGAATAGTAAATGCCTTCCTTTAACAAGAAGACATTGAAAATTCTTTCTATTATACTAGCACTGACACTGGGTTATAATTTCGCTTTAACTTTTGCTAAAGAAAGAATTGAAGATACTGCACTAGATTTCTCTGCAGCGTCTTACAATAAACTCGAAACTGTGAATAAAAATATTGAAGATGTAAAAAAAGAAGTTAGAAAAGAAGAAAAGAAAAAATACATTTCCGCAAATCGTAGAGAAATTAAATGTCTCGCGGATAACATTTATTACGAAGCAGGTCATGAACCGACCGCTGGTAAGATCGCAGTCGCAGGTGTGACTGTTAACAGAGTAAAAAGTCCTAAATTTCCAAAATCAGTTTGTTCAGTTGTCTATCAGCGAACAGCAAGAACATGTCAATTTTCTTGGACGTGTATGAGGAAGTATTCTCCTAATCCTGCTGCTTATGCTGAAGCAAAAAAAATTGCTGAAAAAGTATTGACTTCGGAGATAAAAACGACTAAAGTGGTATCAAGAGACGTGCTTTTCTATCATGCGGATTATGTTAATCCAGGATGGAGATTAGAACGTGTCACTAAAATTGGTAGACATATTTTTTATGCAGGATAAATTTAATTATGGTACTGGAAGAAATTCCTACAACTGACGAATTCTTGATTACCAAGCAATTCAAATCGGCGGCAGAGTTCTCGATTCATATTGAAAAAATCGCGAGAGAATCAAGTATACCATGTATGGATGTTTTGATTGACTATTGCGAAAAACGTCAAATTGAAGTAGACTCTGTCGCCTCTTTGATCAGTTCCTCATTGAAGGAAAAGATTCGTGTTGAGGCACAAAATCTTAATATGTTAAAATGTGATACAGGGAGGTTGCCTATCTAATGGACCCGTATCAGGTTTATCGCCTATACTTGGCACTAAGATTGCACTTTACCAATGAAAATTATGACATTACTAAAACCAAAGGTGGGGTTCGCCCCTCGAAACAAGCATTTCTGAAGAGAAAAGATTTGTTTGCTATTCGTAAACTGGCAGAGACAAAAAGTCGACAGGAAATTATAGATTTTCTTGTATCTAATTTTGTATCTGGCAACCGCTGGGGTGGAGTGTTTGACTCTGAATCCGTTGAGGTATATACTCAATGGACGTATAAGATGCAGAAACTCACCTATCAATTCACACAAGACTTATATGCCATGCACGCTGACGGCGATCCGTTGCAATCAGTAGATGGTCAACACCCAAGCATCTTTAAGTTGTATATGGGTGGAAAAATTTCTCTAGAATCTATTGCTATTTTGGATAAAATCATTAAATTTACTTCTAGAGATTATGGTTCTCTATCAGATGACTTTATGTGGAAAGACTTTGTTCATTTGGTAAAGAAATATCGTCCGTTTGTAAAAATAGACAAAGAAAAATTTACTCACCTATATCAAAAGGAGATCGGAGTGGTGGTAAAATAATATGAGTAAGTCTCGTCGTCGGGATTATTATGACGATAATTTAAAAATTCGTCATAATGAAAAAGATGTTAACAAGTCGCGTAAGCATCGGAATAACATGTATAAATACTCCAGTAGTCATGATGATGATGACTACGATGATTATGATACAGCGCAAAAACACTAAACATACAACGCAATATAAGGACAATACATATGTCAAGTAATTTTTCAGACCTCCGCAAGAATCGCGGAAATTTCGACTCACTCATGAAGGCAGTTGAGTCAATCGCAAACCCATCAAACGAAAAGAAGGGCGACGACGATCGCTTCTGGAAACCGACTGTCGATAAGGCAGGTAACGGTCAAGCAGTGCTTCGTTTCCTCCCTGCTCCTGCAGGTGAAGAACTTCCATGGGTTCGCGTATTCGATCACGGTTTCCAGGGTCCAACTGGTAAGTGGTATATCGAAAACTCTCTGACGACAATCAACAAGAACGACCCTGTCGGCGAACTTAATTCCGAACTCTGGAATTCAGGTATTGAAGCGAACAAGGAAATTGCTCGTAAGCAGAAGCGTCGTCTCTCGTATATCTCCAATGTTCTTGTCGTTCGCGATCCCGCGAATCCCGAGAATGAAGGTAAGGTTTTCCTCTACAAGTATGGTAAGAAGATCTTTGACAAGATCAAGGATGTGATGCAACCTACCTTCGAAGATGAAGAACCAATCAATCCGTTCGACTTCTGGCAGGGTGCCAACTTTAAGTTGCGTATTCGTCAGGTTGAAGGTTATCGTAACTACGATAAGTCGGAATTCGATTCGGTTTCTGTTTTGTCTGATAACGACGATGAGATTGAATCTCTGTGGAAGAAGCAGCATTCGCTCGCATCGTTCCTCGATCCTGCTAACTTCAAGTCGTATGACGAACTGAAGGCAAAGTTGAATGCAGTTCTTTCAGGCGGTGCTCGTGTCGCTACTGCTGAGAAGGTTTCGCCTCTTGATGCAGAAGACGAACTGTTCGTTGAAACAAAGATGAAGTCACCAGTTGCTGCTCGTAAGACTGAGGATGATGTTCCTTGGGATACTGGCGAAAGTGAAGATGAAACTATGAGTTATTTCTCAAGTCTCGCTGACGACTAAAAATGAAAAGAGGGGATTTCGGTCCCCTCTTTTTTTATCCAAACGCTCTTCTATTTTGGAACCTCTGCCAACTACTATCTTCTGTTCTAACAGTATCTGCATGTAGAGAAGAAGCAATATTTCCGCCTCCACCCGCAGGAATTGGTTGTGGAATAATAGTTGGTGGCGGAACATTAATAATTGGAGCAGTATTTTCTTTTGATTCGTTTGTAATTTGATCAATCGAACTGGAAATATTATTCTGTCCTGTTTCAACCAAACTCTTGGTGTTCATATTATTTGTTATCGATCCTGCAGTATTTGGTGTGAATATTTCTGGTCCTTTTTCGCCAACAATATATGAACCCTTTGCGGATACTGGACCACCAGATTCACGCATTCCAGCAAGATCAGTTGCCTTATCTGCAATGGCACCACCACCCAAACCTCCAACTACTCCACCGATTAATGCTCCAAGAATCGGAATGGGAATCAGTGCTTGCCCGACAACTGCTCCTGCTGCAGCACCAGCAAGTCCACCGCCAGTGCCAATTGCTGCCTTTGCAGTTCCTTGACCTGCTGCCTTACGAGAACCAAAGTCTAATGCTGCTCCAAGAGGACCGAGGAATTTTCCACCGACTCTTCCCAGTTTTGATACTGTTCCTGCCTTTGGTGCGACTTTTGGAGAACTTGTTGATGGTGCTGTAGATTTTCCGATACCAAAGAAATCCTTGACTTTTGTCATCATACCAGGATTTGTTGCTGGCGTTGCCGATTTTGGTGATTGCGCACCGACTGCACGTGCCAATTGTTCTTGTGATTGATTCGCTTTGATGCGATTAAAATATTCAGACTTAGGAATATTACTAGACCATCTGCCAGTTGGAGATGCTCTTCCTTGAGTAGTGTTGTTGGTGGTATTCGTTAGATTTGTTGCATTAGTATTATTCGTTAGATTTCTTGCATTAGTATTATTTGTTACATTTGTTCTATTTTGTGTGCGCATCTGTTGCGCTGCTTCGCGAGCAGTAATTTCATTATTATAGAAACGCTGCGAAATAGTTTTTTCTGCAGGAGAATTTGGTGTTGCTCTACTAACTGGAACTTTTTCTCTGGTTGCAGTTTTCATACCAAGTTCTTCTAGTGTAACACCTGATCTATTTCCCATACTCGGAGCAGGTAGAGCAAGTCGCTCACCATTCGCTGCCATTCTAGCAGGAGCAGGTAGAGCAAGAGGTTTTGGTGCTGCTCTTGTTACGCCACGTTTTCCGATAGTTGAGAATAATTTACCAACTCTTGCTGCAAGTTGTGGTTTTCTTGTTAGAAGAGCAGTTGCACCAGCAGCGGCAGCGCCTAGTGCGACCTTGACGCCTGTTCCAATCCCAGTACCAGTAGATTCTGGTGTAGTTGTAGGCACAGAAGTTGGTTCTGTGTTTGTTACTCTCGGTGTTGTTGGAGAAGGTGTCGGAGTCGGAGATGGTTGCGCATCTGGTCCGCACTGACACTCGCATACGCAATCTCTAATTTGCTTGATTAGATCTATCAGTTCATCCCAACGATCTTGTTCTTTGGTGGAATTTTGTGTGCTAGATCTGGAATAACTTGCGTCTGCGTCAGTAATTCCTGCCTTTTGTTCTTGCGAGGCACTCTTTGTTGCACCTTCAATGTTCTGCGCAGATTCATTTGCATTTTCGCTTATAGTTTTTCCGTCAACTACCTTTGTTGTATTTTCAATGTCAGGTGCGTTTGATGCTGCTTGTGTGCCATCTGTTTGTTCTTCGTTAGGTTTCGCTGCATCTTCTTTCTTGCCGCGAATTACTTCCTTTACCTTTTCAAGAATATTAGAGACTTCACTATTATATGCGTTTGCTCTATTGGTTTCGTTGCGAATATTTTCTCTTCGCGATTCTTGCGTAGAAGTTAAACGATCTACGAACCCACCCCTTGGCATCAAGGATTGCTTGAATCCTCCCATAAATTCACTTCCGAAGTTCTTAAAACCTTCTTTGAAACCTCTGGTTGGTGTGCCTTCTCTTCCAGGTTCTTTTGAGTTCCCGAAAAATTCTTGCTTCAGTCGATTGACGAATGTGTCGTCTTTACCTTCTAGAGTTAGACCCTCTGCTTTAAATCTTTCTTGCAGCGTGGATTCTTTGAGTTTCTCGCCGAGATCTTTCAACTGCTGCGATGATGTGTTCTCTCCTCTTCTCGAGAGTTCTTCTGCAAGTTTATTGATAGATGCTAAGGATTTTTTGAATTCATCAAGTGTTTTATTTTGTAATTTAGAAATCTCATCGATTGTTTGTTCTAGTAGTTTCTTGTCGGAATCAGCAAGATCGACTAGAAGATCGCTATTGTTTTTCTGTAGAGATTCAATAAATGTGTCAAGCATTCTTGTTGCTGCTTGCTTATCTGCTGGTCTGTTCTTATCAAGGCGCAGTGACTGTCTAATTTCATCAAACAGCGAATCTTTGTTGCGCTGTTCTTCTTGCCCAACACCTTCTTTTTTGTTGAACACCGTTTCGAAATTACTCTTAGACTCATCTGCCATTATGGTTCTTGCCTTTGTTTATCTGCTTTTTCTTTCAAATGCATAACCAAAAGACCAACGTAAACTTCTCTTTCCCAAGGAATCATTGTTTCAAGTTCACTCAAAGAATATTTATGTTCTTGCATGAGTAAGAAGTTGGTCTTATAATGATTCCTCAAATTATCGTGAGAAAGAGTTATTCGAAAAAACTTTCTACGCCATCAAGAACAACAATATTATGAACGCTGCAACTTGGGCAGTCATATTCAATCTTATGTTCAATCTTTGGCATTGTAACGAAAAAGTCAGTAATATTTTTAAACTGTTCTGATGTCAACTGATCAACAAACGTTTCAACTTCCTTGCGTTGTAGATCGCTCGTTTGATATAATTCTTCGTCAGTAAATACTGTTTCGATACAATCAACAACAAGATCGAACGTTGTCTTATCGTCAGTTAAATCGTTCGCAGTTGGATATTTCATAATAACACCAAGATCGTTTGATAAATTGATCTTGTTTGTGTGGCGTTCGTTAACAGTTGCTTTGATTGTTTCAAGATCTAATGCAGAAGGAGTTCTATGTCCGCACTCTCCGCAAATCAAATTGAATTCTGAAATCTGACCAATAGACTGCGAGCGCAACTTGATGAAGATATTTTGCAATTCAAAAAATGGAAGAGTATGTCCATCCAATTTTCCAAAACTACAAACACCAACAATCTCTTGCATGGCATTCATCATTTCATTTCTATCCTCCGACTCGGAGGCAAGGATTAGTAACTTCTCTTCCTTGACTAGAAATGGTCTAAACTTTACTTTTTCTTTTGAACCAATCATTTCAATATAAAATGTTGGAGTATTCAACGTAGGTAACATGTTATATTCTCCGTATAATTATGCAGTTACTGTTCCCACCTCACCAGCGGAATTATATGTTTTAATTACTTCCCAATCTTTGTATGCAAACGAGACAGGTAGACGCATTACTTCTGGGTTTTGCCACGATGCACTTATTGGAGCAATCGATCTTGGGAATGCATCGTTGATTCTCCAGTGGGCAGTCTTCTCATCTTTTCTATTCAACGCATGAATATCAATCGTGGCATAGTATTGATCAGGGAATTCTACAATTCTTTTGTTTTCAGGATTGACGATTTTGCGCATCCAGTCTCCAATAAAATCTTTTGCTGTCCAAGATCCATCGATTAAGAATGTGAAATTGATAGAATCGCCACCAAAATCAATCACATGTGCTCGTTGTTCATTTAGGTTGTTTATTCGGATTGGTCTTGTTCCTAAAATCATTCCAGGAATAAGAACATCTTCTGCCATCATAGAGACAACTCTAGATTGATCGCCTCTGTTTTGCATGACTTTCGGCAAACCAAAAAACACTTCGTATCTATTTGATCTTGCGAAGTCGTGTTGCCAACCATGTTGCCAAAAATTTTCGAGCGAGAACGCACCCATTAGTATTTACTCCTAGAGTCTCTGAAGACCTCGTCTTTTGTTTTCTTTTGAAACTGTTCAAGCGGTAAGAATATAACAGTTTTCCAGTCGATCGGATTAATTTTAAGAAATCTCGATCTGACATGAGGAGTCAAGTAATGCTTGATGCATGGTTTAACTTCATTCGCAGTACTCAATCCCTTGAGCAACTGGTATGACATTTTAATCTTTGTTGTTGTGCTATATGTCTTAGATGACGCATAATCTAACAGTTCACCAAGAATTTTTGCTCGTACCAAGTAGGGAGCATAGTGGAGATTGATACCGTAAAACCCTCCTGGTGCTGGACCAAATGGCAGCACTAACGGGAAGGTGTCATAGAAAGGTAATTGTTGCTTCCACTTTGGATCATAGTAATACAGATACATGGAACCAATTTCGACGTTACTTTTCATTTCGCCTAAATCAGATTGCATTGTTGCATTCGGTGTAGCACTAGTCGCACCGACTATTTTTTGAACATTGCGCATATACCACCAGACTGACTTTTGACCATCACCTGCTTTTGCGCGAAGAGTTTCGAACGGATTTGCCATAATAACTATTTATTCGAGATTCCCAGTTCTTTCTCAGTTAATATCATGAATTTCCAGTTTCTATCTAGGCAGAATTCTTCTGCTGCTTTCCATTTTGCTTGATTCACACCCCATGTCATCACTTCGTTTAAAAATTGTTTAGTTTTTCTTTTTGGAATCTTGGGTTCTCTGGTAAATTTTTCAGGTTTTATTTCTATAAGATACTTGTTGCCATTGACTTTTATGTAGAAGTCAACAAAATATCTGTGTATTCTACCGTCGACGGGAGATCTATATGGGATTACTAGTTCTTCAGAACCCCATTCAACGACTTTATCGTTTGAGTCGCACCATTTCATAAACTTCAGTTCGTAACTGGAGCGAAAGATGATGTTGCTCGGATCCCCAATATACTTATTGGGTTTCTGTATATTATATCTGCCTTTGAGTGAATCTTTTGAATAAACCATATAAATATACAGAAAGTAATACCAATCAAGGATATTTATTCGTGGATTCAAAAGAATTTACTGGCGTCGACAAAGCTCGCCAAAGTTTTATTAACAGAAACGATATTGACGGGAAAAATCTGAGATATCCTGCAGACTTAGAAGAGCAGTCACCACACTACATTATTTTTTATCCACTCGTTCGTTCTGAATCAAGAATTGGTAAGAGTCTTACTAAGAGAAACGGCGGAAAACCTCCTGTCGTTGATCAATCCCAACAAAACAGAGTAAATCCAGACAAAGGTGGTGCTGCGGCAACTGCTGCAGGCGCTGGCGCAGGCGCAGCATTAGGTATCGCAGACGCTCTGGCAAAAACTGGTGGTAAAAATGCAGGTGGAGTTACATTAGCAGGAACTCTGGGATCAATCACTGGAGGAATTTTTGCTGGTGGATTGGGTGGTGCAGTTTCTAGTCAAATCGCAGGAGAACAGGAAGTACTCGAAGGAGCAGGTGGTATTGCTCTGCAAATCGGAGAAAGATTATCTACCTCGTATCGCGCTAACTGGCAAGCAGACGAACTTGGAACTCTAGTTGGTTCTATTGCTGCTGGTAATCAATCATTACTTGGCGCATTAAATCCTCTGAATGGAGAAAACATTAAACTTGCTGCCAGATCGGGCGGACTTCTTGCAAAAGCGCTCGGCGCAGATGCTCTAGAAAACGTTATTGCTGCTACTTCCAAGACTGTCAAGAATCCATACAAAGAGCAATTCTTCAAGTCCATGGATAATAGAAAATTCAGTTTCGATTATGTGTTCGCTCCGAAAACTCAACAAGAAGCAGAGACAGTATTTGGAAGTTCCGGTATTATTCAAAAGTTTGCATACCATATGCATCCTGAATTATCAAAGAGCGGTTATTTCTTCAACTATCCATCAGAATTTTCTATCGTATATTACTTCGATGGAGCGGAAAATAAATACGTGAGAAAGGTTTCTAGTTGTATCCTTGAAAGCATGAGTGTGGATTATGGAGCAGAGGGATTTACAACCTTTGCGAATGGTATGCCGACCCAAGCAACAGTTCGCCTCACCTTCCTAGAACTAGAACTTCTAACAACACAAAGAGTATACCAGGGATTCTAATATGTATTTTAATCAATTCCCCCTTCTACAAGGAAGATTCCTAGGTAATTATACTGTCGTAACAGATATCTTTCGCAGAGTTGCTTCAATTTTTGCTGCTAAAAACCTATACAATCTAGAAACAACAGCAATCGAACAAGATGAAACTCCAGAATTACTTGCGTATAAAATTTACGGAAGAGAAGATTATCACTGGGTTTTGTTGATTGTAAATAATATTATTGATGTTCGCGAAGAATGGCCAAGAAATGAGACAGATTTATACAAATACTGCCTCGATAAGTATGGCGAGGATAATGTTTATACTGCAATCCATCATTATAGAACAACTGATGTGCAAGTAGAACAAGGAATCTCTGCTGGATTGATTGTTGATTATGATGGCGTTGAGTTGGCAAATGGAAATATAGAAGCAATTACTAACTGGGATTATGAAGTAGAACTAAATGACAAGAAACGTGAGATAAAATATGTTCCTCCAAAATATCTTAGCAAATTTGTCAACGAGTTTAAGAAATTGATTAGTTGATAACACATGGCAGATGAAACACCTGTAAATACAAAACCAACAAAGGAACTCGTAACTCCAGGGGATATTTCTCTGGAGGTTGTCGAATTACAGAGTGTAAATGGTGATATTCTTGACATTAAGAATTTCGTCAGCGAATTAAATATCTACGAAGATATTTTCTCGAACTCATTAAATGGTGCCTTGATTGTTGTTGACTCTGCCGATCTTCTCGCAGGGTTGCCTCTGGTTGGCGACGAACTGATTAATATTTGGGTAAGAACACCATCCTTTGATGATTCATACGGCGAATCTATCAAGAAGTCATTTTCTATTTACTCGATCAAAAACAGAGCACTCACTAGTGACAGAGAACAAGTATATGTATTATATTTCTGCTCACTGGAAGGACTTGGAGATAACGTAACACAAGTAAGCGCAAAGTTCGAGGGAACTACCGACGAAATTGCAGATAAGATCTATACTGAGTATGTTAAACAACAACGTTGTTATGGAACTCTTGAGTCTGAGGACATAACTCCGATGATAATTGCTGACGCTCCGCATGATTCCAAGACTGCATTTGTCTCCAATATGTGGTCGCCATTTCGTTGTCTGAATTATGTTGCAAAAAGATCGATTGGTAACAAACAAAAATCGCCAAGTTTTCTTTTCTATGAAACAACAAAGCAGTTTTATTTTACGTCAATTGATAACTTGATCAAATCTCAATTAGACCAAAGCATGGTTTTCGCAGAGTATATGTATCTGCAGAAACCATTTGATGAATCTAGAGAAAATGAAGAATCAGGATTCTCAGTTCCGAGATCGGATTTAGTTCGTCAATTTAATATTGTTCAAGAAATTAGATTCCCAGAACAGATCGATCTTCTTAAGAGTCAGGATAATGGAAGATTCGCCAGCACAACTACAGTGTTGGATCTTTCCCTGAAAGAGTTTACCAACTGGTCTTGGGATTATGGATATTCCTATCCAGATTATATCCATATGGAAAATTACAAGATTGAGAACGGTGAAGCAAAATTTGATGCTGAACAGAACGACAATATGACATATCCCGCGAACGTTACTCGTTCTGCGTTGTCGAAAAGTTTTTATAGAACAGTTCATCAAAAAGTTCTTTCTGATGATGCGGAATTGATTGAATACGATCCTTCGAAATTCTTGCCAGCAAGACAAAGCGTCCTTGAAGATATTTCTGGATTGAGAATGCATATTACTGTTCCTGGAAGAACAGATGCCGAAGTTGGTAAGTTGATCAACTTTAGATATCCCAAGGTTGGCGATGGCGCTGATAAAACAGATGAAACTCTGTGGGATCCATTCTTATCTGGTGTTTGGATGATCACTGCGATTCACCATAAAATTACACCAATGGCGCATAAGATGATTCTTGAGATTGCCAAGGATTCGTTCCATACTGCATTCCAGTTTATTGAACGTGCTCCTGATCCAAATATGGCACAGGACGATCCAGATAATCCAAATAATCCAGAGAATCAAGCAGATCCTTCTCAATCGTCAGAACCTGTTGCTGTTAATAAAGAGGGATGGACTTCTCCGATGGCAGGGGGTAAAGTAATTTCTCCGTTTGGTAATAGAATCCATCCAGTTAAGAAAGTTAAATCTTTCCACACAGGTGTTGATCTTGTAAAGGGCGGCGACCTTGGTAGACCAATTCTTGCCGCGAAGGGCGGTAAGGTTATTTTTGCTGGAGACAAAGGTGCCAATGGTAATTTGATAAAAATTGATCATGGTGGCGGATATGTTACAGCGTATGGGCACGGTCAAAATGGATCGTTTAAAGTTAAAACTGGTGACACAGTTAAGGCTGGTCAGCATATTATGAATTGTGGATCGACAGGTAGAAGTACTGGACCGCACCTTCACTTTGAAGTGCAGTTAAATGGAAAACCGATAGATCCGCAACCAATTTTTGGGTGGAGTAGGTATGGCAAATAATTTCTTTACCAATAATGATGCAAATTTTTATTGGTTTTTTGGTGTAGTTGAAGATCGCGACGATCCTCTTCGTTTGGGTAGATTGCGTCTGCGTATTCTAGGATACCATACTGACGATAAGGAAAAACTTCCTACTGAAGATCTTCCATGGGCATTGCCAATTCAACCTGCAATTTCGGCAGGAACTTCTGGTATTGGTTGGTCGCCAACTGGTCCAGTGGAAGGCACTTGGTGTTGGGGATTTTTCATTGATGGAGACGAGGGTCAGTTACCTGCATATGTAGGAACTATTGCTGCTGTTCCTGGATCTGGTGGTAGTGGATCTAGCGGAGACGGCACTGGTAATTCTCCTGGATCTGGAGGATCTGGTGGCGCTGGTGGCGGTAAGGTAGATCCTGCAACATTAGAAGCACTAAAGAATTGTAACTGTAGTGATGCCGCAAAACGAACAATTGCTTCGGGTAGTAAATCTAATATTCAAGCAATTATTAATGGAGCAGCTGCTCTTGGATGGACCCAGTCTGCATATCCTAATGCTGTTGCAGCATTACTGGCGATTGCTGGGGGTGAATCCACCTGGAAACCAATTGAAGAAAATTTAAATTACAGTGCAAATACACTATTGAAACTCTTCAGTCGCGTCAAGGCGAAGGGCGACGGTTTTGCTCGACAACTTGCTGGTGCAGGTAAAGTTGCTGTTGGTAACTTCCTTTATGGGCAAGCTACACTAGGTAATAAACCCTTTGATGGTATTAGTACTGATACGAATATGGATGGTTGGAAATATCGTGGGCGTGGATTTATTCAGATAACTGGTAAAGCTAATTATAATATTATCGGAAATAAAATTGGATTAAATCTTGTTGCTAATCCCGACCTAATGATACAAAATGTTGAAGTTTGCACAAAAGCAACAATTGCTTATTTTACTGTTTGCCGTAAAATAAGTCTTTCTAGTCTAAAGGGCGATAATGCAATGCCAACATTATTGAAGGCAGTTGGTGGCGTTAAGACAGGTTGGCCGAAGAAGCAAGAAATGTATAAGTGTTTTATGGATAATCTAAATAAGAATGGGAAGTTTATTTGATGCAAAAAGATTTGCTCAATCATGACATCACAACGTTTATCTCAGGAACTAAACTTGGAGTAACATTTACTGATACTGACATCAAGAAATTGATGATGTCTATTGCCACAGATGTTTCAGATGGAGATTCTGCGTCAGTTGGTAAGACAGGAAAAATGGGTGCGTATGGTTTTAATCTAGAAGCATTACAAACTGTTGGTGCAGTAGTTCCTGGTGCGATCGATAAAACTCTTGATAATATTAAAAAGAAAATCGGTAATCCGTTAGACTCTCTTACCAAAAAAACTTGGTTGCGCAGTTCTGCGGCAGATCCTTTGGGTAAACTTGGTCTGTCTGGGTTGACTGGTAAAAATCTTGGTAAGAATTTTGCTCTCGATGTTCTGAACAAATTTAAGATTGGCGTTCCCACTGGAATTCCTCTTGCAGCAGCAAATAATTTAAATTTTGCTGCTATGGCAGATCCGAAAATTTGGGTTGCGAAGGCAGGTAGCGCCGCAGAAATTGCAAATAAAACTATTGCTGGCGCAGTCGGAAAGGCAGAATCATTACTCTCAAAATCGACGACGCAGATAAACTCTTCTGTCAATTCTATCAACAACAAGATTAACAATTCGGGCGATCAAACTACTACACTTACTGCCTCCCTTCAATCAGTTGATAAGTTATCTAAAAGTATTCAGTCTTCAGTAACATCAACTGTTACTGATATTTCTTCTGCACTTTCCGGTGCTAGATTACCAGCACCATCTTCTGTTGCATTTAAGAGCGTTGGATCTCAGATAACACAGAGCGCATCTGCTTTGAATCGTGCTATTGATGTTTCTTTTGATGAATTTAGAGTAACAGGAACACCGGAAACTCTACAAAATAGTGCCACAACTGTTCTTGGTTTGATAACTGACTTTAGAGATGAGACTGATGATCTTCTTACGAATGTTCTTGGGGAACAGTCACTAAATCTCGGCGGTGGTTCTTCTGGTTTCTTGAACGATCCGATTGCACAAAACAATGCAATGATGTCTCTTCTAGACAGAAACATTAAATCCTTATTTTCTTCTAAGGTTATTGATTCAAATAGTCCAAAGGAAGTTATTACTGGATTGCTGTCGGTTGCAAACGGACAGGGAATTGATACTGCAATTAAATTTGCAAGGGGAATGGTCAAGACAAGTTCCGACGGTAAGACTTCACTGGACTTCTTTAATGTCGGTAGTCTTGCTCTGTCTGCTCTCGACGATGGATTAAAATCCACCTCTGGTGTTGCGAAAACACCAAAGGCAACACCAGCGCAAGTAGCAGCAGCGAAACCAACAATTGCCAATCAACCAACAAACGAAGGATTGGTAAATACTGATCCAAGAGTTGGGTTCAAAGATCCGAACAATGTATATCCTAAGAAAGATTATCTGCAAGCAGGAGCAGGAGATGTTAATTCTCTTGCAGTTGGCACTAACTCTGGTGCAAAGACTCTACCAAAAGAAGAAACAATTCATGGTCAGCATGATGCAGAGAGAACTCGCTCTAAAACAATCGCAGGTAGAACAGGTGAAACTGTTTCGCAACCGCCATCAGCCGCCGCTTCAAAATATCCACACAACCACACATACCAGTCTGAGTCTGGGCACACGTTAGAATTTGATGATACTCCACATGCAGAACGTGTTTCTCTAAATCATAGATCTGGCACGTTCCAAGAAATGCGTCCAGACGGTTCGCAGGTAAATAAGATCGTCGGCGACGGTTATACAGTTATTGATCGTAATGGAACTATCACAATTGAAGGTAAAGCGAACGTTCACGTTGGTGGTAGTTGCAACATCTATGTAGCAAATAATTGCAATCTTACAGTCGGCG